CAGAAAGGTAACAGACGGCGGCATTTGTGCCACCTACCACCGCATGCGAAGCAGTGTGGGCCACAATGCCGAGACCGCCAGTTAGGAAGAAATCCGCTAGCGTGGCGCCCATGGCGAGGCTGGTGTCGGGCGCACTGGAACAGGCTCCGGTAGCATTAAGATTATAAATCGCCCTGAAACGTGGGGGCGCGAAATAACCAAATGGTAAAAGTGAGTCATCCGTGGCGCCCGCATCGACATCTGCATTCATTTCAACATAAACAAACTTAGAGTTATTGTCATAATCTCCGTAAGTCTTCAATCTTTTGTCGGTTGTATCCCAAGACATATATTTATCACCGATTACGCGGGCAATATAGTCTGGCGAAGTGGGATCAAGAGTGAGGTTATCATACCTCTCGAGTATTTCAACGCTATTATCAGTATCATATAAGTTTCTAATAATAACAGAGAAAGTACCAAACTCGTTAGTGGTTGTAGTTGAAGTGCGGATATTCGAAATTGAAACCTTACAATTCTTTTGTAGCCACTCACCATGGCCTCTTCCGATTAAACGAAAAAGCTTCTGTTGTCTAAAAGGAACATATGCAGCGGCTGCTCCAAGATCTTGGCCGATAAACCAACCGGCTGCGGCTTCTACTGATGCATTGGCTTTCATGTCATATGGACCGGTCGAGGCACCATTAGAAATTGCCATCATGCACCCAATGGCGCCTGCGGTCAGACCGCGGTCCCTTAATTCTTGCTCGTATGTCTCACCAAGCCAATAAGTTTTAGCGAACTCCGAGTTGGTACTATAAAATGTAGACGCACTCACAAGCTGCGGATTAGTATTAAACACTTTGCGGATAAATGTACTTTTCGAGTCGTCAAGACTAAAACTAATTTTCTCTTCTTGGCCAATACCACCACTAATAACGACAGTCCAAAGATCAGTGCTAGCATCAGTCCCGATAATAACGTTGTTGGAGCCGGTAGTTCCAACGTCTGGGCTAGGTGTGACGTCGGCGTACGGCACAGACCCTCCATAGGCGGTGCCGCTAAGATATACAGTACCCTGGTTAACATACCAGATAGCCGCAAGACTGCCAGTTCCCAGCTTGTTGGATGTATCGGAACCAGATGTAAATACCCAAAGGCCGTAGGCACCACCGTTAGTGGACTCTACTCCGGTCGGAGTCAAGTTCGTCTTCCAACCTGCCGCAGCATCGGCGCCGGCGGCGGCCCCAACGGATGTCTGCTGTCCTAGCAAACGGATATAAGTAAGAGGAGCAACGTTTGCGTTCAGGAAGGCCTTCGCAGCGTACGTTCCATACATAGGCGATTGATAGTTTCCATTTCGATATATGTCGCCGCCCCCCATACCAGGCACCGTATCTCCAAACATTTCAACAAAATCAGAGTAAGATTCAACCTTTGTGGGCTGCATAGCTAGGCCGCGGCGTGATCTTCCGATTACTACGGGCCCGATTGCCTCTGGGGTTCTGGGGATAAAGGAGTTATCAATCTCGTTGATAAACACTCCAGGAGATACAAATTTAAAACTTTTAACTGACATTGTTGTGTTCCTCTTGCCAAAATAGGTGTAAATGATGGCCTAATCATTAATTAAATAGTATTTTTAATCTCAAAAGTATGTCCTGAACTACCCGAACTAAAGAAAAAAGTCGTCATTACCTTCAGGAACTGTTCCTTCGTTGGGAAAAGTTATCTCTACTACGTTCTCGTGTATTCTAATGATGGGGCGGTCATCGTTGTCATTTTCGCCAATGAGATAACCGAGTACTCTAATTGTTATTTCGGAAGCGTACATCCTTGGTTCTTCCGCGAGGTTATTAATATTATTGGAATGTGTGAAACCTTGATCAATAAAAGCCTCATACAAATGGCCATTTCTCGTCATCGTAAAGGCATTAATTTGGCCCGTTCTGGCAACAAAAGGCGCCAATATTTCATTCATTTGTTGTTGATATTCAGATTTGATTATAATTTTGTAATCTATATTAACATAAACCGGAATGGGAATAGAGAGGCTTTTGATAACTACTTTTTTATTGACTCTCGGATAATAAAGCTGCTGAGTTCCACCGGTGTCAAGATCCCTTGTTGCCGCGGCAACTGCGAAGTTTCTAGTCTTGTCTTGAACTATCTTTTTAGCAATAACGACGCGGCCGCTGCGACCATTTTTATCATCGGAATATAAGTTAGCCTGAAAGGAGCCTTTCCTGTTGGGATCTTTTACCATTCCTGTACGTTCTATGCTTATTAATGGCAATTTTAAGGCGCCGGCGTCATCTCTTAATTCTTTTTCGTTCTTAATTTGGTAAGCACGCTCAGGAACTTGCCACAGCACGGGCACGCGAACAAAGCCCTCGTTAGTGGTAGCTCTTAAATCTAAATCTACTTTTAACCATGAAGTGATGGCATAATCTATATTTTCAATGGTTGATGCTAACATCCCCAATTCTTTTAATGTAATCTCGGGCTTGTTAGCTGGTAACATCGCAAAATCAAAATTGTCAGGTAGCATCGAATAACCCCTTTCTGGCTCTCTTGCAAACCGCAGATGTTTCAAAAATATGATTCACCTGTCCAAATAGCTGTTTATTTTGAACTAGTTTTACTATTTCGTAATAACTCTCGCCATATAAAACAAAATCACCTTCGCGAATATACATATTTTGGTCTTCTTCCAATCTCCTTTTATGGAAATGTACATTAATTTCCCATATCTTATCAACACCCATGCTCTCCATATATGTTGTTTCAAAAGTGGTGAACTCCACGAGGGCAAATACTCGAACGGGAGGCAAAAACGTCTTTTTGATAGCTTCGCCATATAATTCATGAAAATTGGTTCTTTCTAAGTCAACAGGATAGTAAAGAAGTTGTTGACCGATTACCTTTTCAATCAGTTCATCATTTACCTGTTTTACTAAATCTCGTTCTTTTTTACCAAGAAAAAGGGGCGGCGGCGGTGCTGTTGGCTGTTTCCATTCATCGGACATCATTCATTACCCCACAAAAATTGGCAAAGGCGACCCTTTAAAGACCTCAGCCGTAGCATTAGCTTTCTCCACATCTATTTTAACTAGCTCAGCATATTCCATCTCTTTTAAGAGTTCTCTAAGTTTATCTCTAAGTTGTGTTTGTTCATCTTTTGCTTGACTCAGTAATTCAGCATGATTAAGCGTCACGCTTTCGCCAGGAATCGGTAGAGTTGAAAACTTTCCTCTAATCTGGCCTAACATTTCCTTGCACAACGCTAAACAATACTTACGAATCCATTGTTTGCCAATGGCATTAATGTTTCGATAAGGAATATTATCAAATGGAACAGTATTGGCATTATTAACGCCCTTTACGCCCGTCCGATAATTATCATCCTCATCCCAAGCATCGTTGTCTACGTAAAACCTCACCCAAATTTTCTGGAGGCCGGCGAAGTCCCAATAACTTGGGTTTGGATAGAGCCTTAGTTTATTGTTAATAATCTCATATGAATAATTGGAGGTGCGCGTCATAATAGAATCTTCATACATGATGGCCTGTAATTTATTTTGCCATGTCGGAATAATCTCAAATGTAGCATCATCGGCAAACTGGCCATAAGTTGAATAATTACCCACCACTCCGATGCCGCCGTAATAGCCATAAAAACGCCACATTGCCCGTGGCGACTTATAAAATACCTGTGTGACTATAACGCGTCGATCACCAACTTTATCATTGAATGGCACTACGGCCCCACTATCATCAACCCCGTCAGCCGAAGAAGCGGAAATAATAGCTTGCAGATCGTAATCTTGTCTATCAGCTGATGGCTGAAACGATGCAGAATATTGGGGGACAGTGCCTCCCATACCACTCGCTGCCACCAGCCCATCGCCAACATTGCGCGCATATTCAAATTGAAAGCGGGGATATTTGAGAGCAACTTTATCGCCACCTAAACTAGAAGATAATGGGCCGGCCTCCATCTCGCCAAGATGATCAAAGGTGCCAGTAGTATTGCCCAACACATCCGAAAGCACATTTTTGCTTTGATGGAGGTTTATAATATATGAATATTCCAACACCGCCTCTTCATAAGCGGCATACACATTGGCAGGGGTCAACTCAATATCGACAACATCGCCACCCAACTTCTTATAGACGTATGCAACTTGGGCACTCGCACCCGTTAAAAACTCTAATGAGCCGGTATACATCCCGAAGGGTACTGCCGCGGCGACCAAGGCGGCCGACCCCGTCTGAGTTAAAATTACAGTACTTGTTTGCGATCTTGGTTGTAAGTTAGTCGGCATCTATATAGGTCTCCCCCTTTAATTAGTAAGCCGTAAAACAAAACCCCCGGCTAGCGGGGGTTCTTTATAGAGAACGGTTTATTTTATGTTAGAGCCTCTGGAACTCTTGTTTTCTTCAAGAAGCGCCTCTTTGGAGATGCTTTCCCATCATGCTTTCGTTTTGGAGCAGCTTTTGGCATTTCCTCGACTTTTTCTTCTTGTAAAACAACTTCTGGTTGAGTTTCAACCACAGTCTCCTCTTGACTATTCAAATATTGCATGCGAGGATGGGTGGCGTGCTTACTTTTGAACTTTGCTTTGGCGGTATTCAATCTTCTTTTCTTTCCCATGGGAAATCTCCTTTGTAATATAGTAAATAGTATTATTCTGGCGAAACCGAAAATCTCAAAAATTTGAGGCGAAAAAAATTCACCAGATCCGGGTTTTAAAAGAAAAACCCCCTCCGAAGAGGGGGATAAATATAAAGATGTATTTTAATTAATTATTACAATTGTTACCCAACCGTAGGAATCTCGCTAGCTGTGACTGAAGCCTGCCAAACAGAAGCGCTGCCATCATCAGTAACGCATGTCAACGACACCCTGGCGTTTGCTGCGGTAGTCGCAATTAACGTTAAAGTGTCCCCGGCAACATCCGAAGTTGGATACGATGCGCCGGCATACAAAAAGATCTCTGTGTACCAGTCCGAAACCCCAGACCCAGGTAAAACAAATGTAACCGTCTTGCCGCCCGCGACTGCAGTCGTAACAATAAAGTCATACGTAACGCCCACATTAGATGTCGAAAGCGCTGGCATATTAACTACAATGTTCTCTGTGCCATCAATAGTGAACAGGGTGCCAGACTGGGTGCTTCCCAACGTAGTGGTTACTGCGGCGCCCGTGTTTAGTGTTGCGTTATCAACCTTGCGCTTACCTCCAACAAGCTGCGTGCCGTTCATCTGCAACTCTCTCTTTAAATTCTGTATTAATGCTTGGGTTCTCGCCAAGCCTACTCTTTTAGTTCCCATTTTTATAACCCTCCATTTATAATCATGTCATTTAACATGGGATGAATCTTTTGATTCACTTATAAGTAGTCTTATGCCACACAAGCGCTGCTAAAACCATCTTTTTCCTTAATTAAAACGGCCACCATTTTCTCGTGGGTGGGGTTGTGGGTTCTTCTTCTTCGTCTTCCTCGATTCCCACTTCTTCTACTATTTCCTCCAAAACAAATTTATATAATTTTCCTGTTTTGACATTTTTAATTGAAAGATATTCTTCCTCTTCGATAATAATATAGTGGCCGCGATCATTTTGAAGATGAAGGTCACCTGTGTATATATTATTAAAGCGAAATGAAGCGCTCCCTACGTCTGCTCCCAAATCTGTTTTAGGAACGATATTGGCTTGTATCATAAAATCTTCAACGGCCGCTTCTATTAATTTTTGTATTCTTCCAATAGATTGTCTTTTGTTGCCCATCCATTATCGCCCTCTAAATAACACAGTCCTCGTTTGTAAATAGTCCCAGCAAACGAAAGCCTCCGTCAAAGACGGAGGCTTTACATTTATTTTGCTATGCTAGTTTTTTAACTAGTAGCGCCGGCCTGTCCTAAGAGACCCTGCACGATAACAAGACCGTACATATCGGGTCGAACCATCTTCTTGGCATAGCGAGTCATCACACCCTTACGTGGTACGAAGTCCTCGGGACCAAAGATAGTGGGAGTGGTCTGTAGTGGCACATAAGGTGCGTATACATAACCGCTTTCGAGGAAAGAACTTCCTCGACGACCGACGAGCACAATAGCGCGTGGGAAGTATGGATCCACCAAAACATCGAATTTCTTCGATAGTGAACCGACCTTCACAGCACCAATGGAACCAGTCTCATCATCCGCAGTGACGCTTGCGCGGAAACCAGCGGTGAACTCAAGGACGTTAGCAACCTCAGGTCCGCAGACCACAAAGTTTGCTCCACCCCGCAGAGTCTTACGATGGATCTGTGCAGATACATCGTTGATGGTTTCAGCAAGAGTCTCATACCACTCGGAGACCGTACCGGTGAAGTCTGGTGCAGCAGAGCTAGCGCCAATCTCACGACCAGTTAAACGTTCCACGAACAGCCCCGGAGAGCGAGACCAGTAGTAAGTACCAGCAGCCGCACCAACGACGAGATCTTCGAGAATTTCGCGATCAATCTCGAGAGCAATCTGCTCAGAGAGGATGCTAGTAAGCTCGACCTCGGCGTCAAGGTTGTGATAGGCATTTAGATCCTGTCCCAACTCTGGCGTCCACTTAGCCTTGAGCTTCTTGGTCATAGCCGTCACAGCCACGGAATCGACCTTAATGTCAATTTCGGGAATATTCGGGTTATTCTCCAAGCCCCATGCCGTCTGTCCAATAACAGAACCGAGAGCATTGCTAGCAGCAAAGTTATCGTCAATGGGGAACGTTAAGCCGAAAGTCGTGGACGCGGCCGTCAGTTGTGACATCATACCATTGAGGTTGATGCCGTCAAATGCGACGGTACCGCTTAGCTGCGCCAACACCATTGTCATCTTCCAATTTGCGTTGCCCGGGACGTCTCCAGTAGAACCCGAAGAGATTCTAGTACACCGACGAACAAGTTGCAGGTTTTCAGCCCAGGAATCGGCAAGGCCGGTTTGACGAAGCTGAATACCAACAAGGTTGTTAGTGTTTAGCTGCTCAAAGAGGTTAACACTAGAACCAGACTGTTCTACAACAGCCACCAAAGTACCAGAGAGATCTGGGTCGTATTGGCATAAACTATCCAACTTTGCCTGTTGAACTGTCGTGAGGGTATCGGTGCCATTAATATAGCCGCCGCCTCCAACAGCGCCAGAAGCCACAACAACTAAATCTGCCGCCTGCATGAGGAGACATGATCCTGTTGGAGAAGCATAACCGTTATTCAGCCCATAGGGGCCCGCTTCGGGACCTCCACCGCTAGCGCCCGATACTGGACCAGACAAGTCGACACCGCCAGTAATTTGCGCACCAATGCGTCCACCACCATACAATGATTGCTCGGTTGAGCCCCAGCCTAGGCGGGGTAGGCCTGCACCATCCGTGGATGTAGTGAAATCCAGGAAGAAGATGAGACCACTTGGTAGACTCATCGGCTGAACGCTAACAAGGTCGTTGGCGATCAGACCCGCAAAAACGCGACGAACGATGGGGAATGCGACGGCTGCGAAACCTTCGACATCTCCACCAGACATTGTGCTGGACTCACGGAGTAGCTCTTTCGCTTGGTTCTCAAGCAAACGAGCCATGCCATGGCGGGAACGTTCGTGCCCAATCCCTTCCAAAAGACCGGTCTTTTCCCACTTGGCGAGTAATGCGCTACCTTCGGCGCGCATGTCACGATTGACGATACCTTCCGTCAACCTTTCTACGATACTAGACATTTTTAATACCTCCTATAATGTATTTATTTTATTCCTGCTAGTTTTTTCATCCGATCTGTAAAAGGATCAGATGGTTGTGCCGACTCCTTGCGAGTCGCACGAATAACAGAAGATGGACGATTAATTGCTTCGCTCAGTGATTGAGGACCCCGTTTAGAGTGGGTCGGCACTGCGCTTTCAAGCGTTTTATATATTGTCTTTGCTTCTGTTACTGAACCAGCCCTTGAAATAGCTTCGGCAATTTTATTCTTTTGCCGCTCATTTAAGGAGGTATTTCTCAAAACACGGTTCGTGTAAAGCAAGCGAGCGTTGGAGATGTTTACTTCTTGTAAACTCTCTCTCAACTCATTAATTGCTTGCTTATATTGTTTGTTTTGCTCATCGAGTTGGTTATTTTCAAAAACCAATTCTTCTTGAGCTTTCTTCAAAATCTCTAATTCTTCTTGTTCTTTGGTGCCGCGGCGATGGGCCATTTCTTTTTCCATCTCCCACTTCATATCATATGCGGACCGGCCGGCCCAGCCGGATAGGGTGGCACCCATATCAACTTTAAGTTTTTCCATGATGGCATCAATAAGATCATCGGGAATGTCTAAGTTTTCTTCTAGTGCGGCGTCTTTCATTTGTGTGGCGTCAGCCGATGCCGCGGCTGCTGCTCCAGCAAGCGCGCCACCGCCGCTCGTTTGGGGCGCGTCTTCTTGCGCGCCAAAAATCTCATCGGAACCCGTCGTAATCGTTTCTTCAAGTTCGTCATCTTCGTCATCTTGCGCCAAGAGAGTAGCAAGATCAAGTTCGGTGATATCCACCTCTTCGTCTAAATCTTCTTCAAGCTCTCTATGGAGTTCATCTACCGCTTCTTGTAATTCGTCTAAATCAACAGTAACTTTAGTTTCCTCTCCCTCGTCGGGACAAGCGCAAAGTTTCTCGCCATCAGCGGCGCCCAGAGGAACGTCCTGCGCCACATCCCCAACTGGTGGGGCCTCTTCTTCCATGCCCATCGCCATTGGATCGGCCATCGCCATTGGATCGCCCATTGCCATGGGATCTGCCCCAAATTCGTCTTGCTCTAACAAGTTATCCAGCGCGGTGCGTACCTCATCAGAATACTTTTCAATAATAGTAGATTCGGCATTTTTTAGTGCAGCATTTCGTAACGCGTTGGCGTCAACAATCGCCTCTTTAAGCAAGGTGGACATAAATTAGCTCCTAATAATATAGTAATTCAAAATAAATAGTGACATCAAAATCTAAAAGACTCAATTTGTGAACCAGACTTGCCAATAATGCCTCAATTATTCCTCGTCATCCAAAGGAATCAAGTTCATTTTATATTTCTTGCCGGTTTTGTTGTTCACAACACACAAATATTCTTCTTCCTCAACGATAGTCCAATCGCCCCTCTCGTTTCTAAGATGCAAGTCGGCGGTGTACACGTTAGCCCAACGTTTTGCAGCCGAACCTAGATCTTTAGTGTTGTCAGAAACAGGCAAAACATTTCCTGCGAAAGTTGAAGCTCCAGAAACATTAAGTGTGCTTCCGAGAGTAGTGGCGCCCACAACTTGCAAGGTGGAGGATCCTGAAATATCGCCATCAGACGTCCAGCTTGCGCCAGTGAAGCCAACGCCGCCAGATACAGCGCCTGTCACATTAAGTGTGCTTCCAAGTGTTGTAGCACCTACAACTTCTAAAGTTGAAGAACCAGAAATAGCGCCATCAGACGTCCAGCTTGCGCCAGTGAAGCCAACGCCGCCAGATACGGCGCCTGTCACATTAAGGGTGCTTCCGAGTGTGGTGGCGCCCACTATCTGCAAGGCCCCTGAGCCCGAGGCCGCTCCGGTGTCGAGTGCATCTATTTTGAATATCAGAGAACTATCATTATACATTTCCAAGCTACCGGTTCTAGCGTGAATGTCTGTTTGATCATCGCCAAAGTAAGTTGAACCGGTCGCATCAATAATTGCGATGTTTTCAATATGATAATAACTGGCGCTAATGCCGCCAGTAATCCAAAGGTTG